AGCGGAGTGCATAGCTCTATAATAAGATGCGGTTTTATTACACTTTTTTAGTGTTTGTATTATTTTTATTTGGTGGGCAGGCCGCTGCTCACCAATTTACTCCTACTTATCCTAAGTTTGAGCAGTCTTTTATAGACGGAGTAATGCAAACCAAAATGGAATTATTTAACAAGCGTCAAGAAGTAAGCTATTATCAGCTAGATGTGTTTGATGAAAATTGGCGTCCAGTGACTTTTGCCAGCTCTCAGGGCAAGCTTATCCAAGTACAGTATCTTGAAACCAAAAGCATAGAAATATATGTAAAAGCCCAAGATATTAAACGAGCGACCTATGTATGTACGGAATCTCGATTATTTCGAGATAGTGGCAGACAAAGTCTTATAGCTAGTAAAATTTGTTCAAAGATCAAACCATGAATATTGTCAAGTACTTAATAGTAGTTTATTTTTTAATAAGCTCTACTGCACACGCTCAGACAGGTTCGTTAAACTTATCCCTACCAGGAACATACGGCAGCTATCAATCAGATAGTTTTCGTGCTAATGGCTTGGACTGTTCGATGGCCATAGGCTCAAGTACTAATGTTGAATTTGGTGTAGTAGGTGTTATTAATCGTGATGCTGCTGTAGTAAGTACTGTACAATCAGATCCTGGTAAAAATATTGGAGTATACGGCCGAATTACTATACCTATAGGAGCCCCAAGAGATCGCCTAGACTGTAATCAACTGTATCAGCTAGAGTTACGGAAAAAGCGTATAGAAATTCAAAAATTAGAGCGAGAGCTTGAAAATCTCAAAAATTTAAAGTTTGAGAATAAATAGGAGGTAGAATGTCTGATGATAAGAACATAGACAAAAAGATTGCTGAACTAGAGTCTGCTGCTAAAAAGTATGCTAGTAAAGATACCGTTATTAGTATTGGTGGATATGAGTTTACTCCTGCTAAATTAATGGTAGCCTTTACACTTGTTAGTTCTGTGTTAGGTGGCCTATATGGTGCTTTTGAAGTCTACAAAGACTATCAAGGTATGAAGAAGAAGATTTCCGAATACTCAGCCCCTGATTTAAGTGAGTTTGATAAACGCCTGGCAGTTATCGAAGAAAACTCCCAAAAAACTTCGGACTATACTCGTGATATAAAAAATGACCTAAAAACAGATTTACGTCGTAATGAAGGCATAACTGAGCAAATAGAGCGAGGTGTTAAACAAGCCCAGCGAGAAACTGATCAAGACTTAAAACTTGCTCAAAAAGATCTGCGCACTAGCCTAGACCGTAGTCGTGACGATATGGATAAGCTAAAGCGGGACCTAGAATCTAAATTAGACCGATTGAATAAAAGTGTTGACGATAAGATACAAAAAGCAATCGACAACCCACTAGCTGGGAAATAATATGAATACTGACTTAAAATTATTTAAATGGCTAGCTGTACTGGTTATATTACCAGTTGCTCTGGCATTTTTTGGCGGCGATAGATTCCGATATCCGTGCCAAGATCCTGAAAACTGGGATAAGCAATTGTGTAAAAAGCCTACGTGCGATGTTACACGAACATGCCCAGAACACGTTTTCAAAGGACAACGCGATCCGCGGCTTGGCCCACCAGAAGAAGCACAAAATGTGCTAGCCAAACAACAATTAAACCAATCTACTCCAGGATGCCCTAATGTCAAGTAATGATCTTATTTACACTGATGAACAGCTAATGGCTCGTTTAAAATTCTTTATTGGTGTGTGTTTAGCACTTACACTAACAGGAATTGTTTTTGTTGTGCTTTACAGTTTAATTTTTGTAACACAACCACTAAATGCTATTAGCCCAATTGATCAAAAATTCTTTGAACTAATTGTGCCAATTGCCACGTTTTTAACTGGCACATTGTCTGGAATTATGCTTGCAGGCGGATCAAAAGAAGAAGTTGATGCTAGTCTAGCATTAATGAAGCAAGCACAAGAAAATGCAGCAGCTGCTGCAAAAACCAGTTATGTACCCAAAACAGAGCCAACATTTAATTCAGGATTATCAACCGTGCAAGGATTCAACGGGACAGCTCTAGCAGAGATTAGGCTTATAAATGGTAAACCTGCCCCACAACCTGCACCACAACCGGAGATTTAAATGAAACTATTAATTGTAACTGCATTAACTTTAAGCTTATTGGCGCCACCAACTTTATTTGCTGCCGAAACTAAAAAGGTATGTGTTGAACAAACCGATCCAAAAACCAAAAAGCCCAAACAAGTGTGCAAAGATGTTAAAGTGCACAAAAAGTTAGAGGGCACAAAAGTACCTGACAAACAGGCAAAGTAAATTTTTATTTGACACGTTTTTTGTAGGGTGGTATAATATTCACTTACCCCCTACTTTAATAACCAACAAGGAAGTTCATGGCAAGAAATAGTGGTAAAGCACATCGCATATTCCCCAATAAAAAGTCCGGCAATCACATATCTGTAGAAGAAAAAGCCAGACTGCGTAAAGATCGGGAGCAAGGGTTCGCAGAACCTATGCCTCAACGAAATTATACGTTCAAAGAAGTTCAGCCACTAAACTTCATTCAAAACGAATATCTACAGGCAATTGAAGATTCAGAAATCATTATTGGTAGTGCCGGAACAGGTAAAACATATATAGCTGCTAACTATGCAGCTGCTGAACTGTACTATAAGCGAATCAATAAAATTATTCTTACCAGACCCAACGTAGAAACAGGTCGTGGTATGGGATTTTTACCTGGTGAACTAGATGAAAAGTACGCTCCATACCTACAACCATTTGACCAAGTATTTACCAAGGCACTAGGCAAGGGCTTTTATGATTACTCCTTAAAGGCCAAAGATATTGATCCTAAACCGCTGGGATTTATGCGCGGTGCAAGTTTTGAAAATTGCATTATCTTAGTAGACGAAGCACAAAATTTAACCAAAACTGAATTTAAAATGCTGTTATCACGCATTGGCAAAAACTGCAAAGTTATACTCAGCGGCGACCCCAAGCAAACAGACATTCCGGATTCAGGACTCCTAGACGCTGTAAAGCGCCTACAGCACGTTGACGGTGTTAGTGTTGTTAGTTTTCGTGATGAGGATATTGTTCGTTCACAAATGTGCAAGCAAGTTATCTTAGCCTACAACAATTAAGGAGCCCTTATGGCTGAAACATATACACCCACTGAAGGCATGGCCTCAGCAGCCAAGCGAGCACTAAAGTGGAAAGAAGAAGGTAAGCCCGGCGGTACATTAGTTGGACTTGCCAGAGCTAATCAATTAAAAGATCGCGAACCATTAAGTGGAACTACTGTGTTGCGCATGTACAGCTTTTTTAGCCGTCATGAAGTAGACAAAAAAGCCACAGGTTTTAACAGCGGCGAAGAAGGATTTCCAAGCAAAGGTCGTGTAGCTTGGGACTTATGGGGCGGTGATGGTGGCTACTCGTGGAGTACAACCAAACGCAATCAAATCATGCGTGAGCGAACGGACGCCAAAGATTTGATGTTTGCTGCACAGTTACTAGAATCTTCGGACGGATAAACAAAAAGCCCCACACTATTGCTAGTGTGGGGCTTTTTGTTTATGGCTGCATTGTTGAATATAGCATCCAACCATGTTTGCGATGTGCGTCAATGCGTTCGCTTAAAAACGCACTAAGTCCGTGTTCGCCTTCCGATTCTGCAAGCGCATACGCTTCCATTAATGTTACATGTACTTTGCCGTTGTCAACATATAGTGTACGTACCATTTCCATAGGTGGAAGTATTTCCACAGTATCCATAATTACCGAATGTTCACTAAGTTGACTGAAACTAGCAGGCACAAAACAGCGAAGTGCACGCACGCGCTCAGCAAAGTCGTCAAGTTCATCGTCTACCTCATCGTATATTTTACCAAACAGTTCGTGATGTTGCACAAAGTTCGGGCCTGTTACGTTCCAGTGAAAGTTTTCGGACTTTACTAAAAACGCATAAGTTGTTGCAAAAGCGCGTTTAAGCGCCAACTTTAGTTCTTCCATTATAGAATCTTCCATTCTACTCCTGAATACACTAAAGTAACTGAACCATAAGGTGCATTAATCGTAGCAGTTGCAGCGCCATCAATGGTTCCCGCCGCTGGCGTGATGGTGATTGGAGTTGCTGGGGCGGCTAGTCCTAGTCCATCTTTGAGGTAAAATACTTGGCCTGTAACACCGGCAGGTAGGTTAACTGCAACGGCAACTGGACCAGGTACTTCAATGCTTACAACTTCATCAGTTGCTGCTACGACTGTAACTGGAGTTGCTACCGCAATTGTTACACCTAAAATTTCTGGACCCGCAGTACTAATTGTAATTGTATTAGCACCAGTGCCTGTTGTTGGTGTGACCGTAATACCTGCACCAGCTAAGATTGAGGTTGGGTTATTTGTATATGACATGATTATTTCCTTGAATTAAAAAATTGTTGATGACTAACCAATAGTCATCCAGTTTGTGCCATCATATATTACTTGTATGTGGCTATAAGCGCCATTAAGCATAGCAAAGGGTACGCCATTAATAGTCTTGCCTCCAGCCGCAGTAATGGTAATGGGATTTGTTAGTGACGTACCTGAGTAATCTTTGATATAAAAACTACGTTTTTTTGAGTCATCAGAACCTGATGCAGGTAGTATTATACTAGCAGGTCCACTGGTTACGTTTACAAAAAGTACATCGTCATTATTTACAACAGTATATGGTGTTGTATTAACAATTCTTGTCGATAAATTTACTGACATTATGAAATCCTTGTTAGCGTGATTTTTATACTATCACCAGTTGGTCGTGTGGGTGTTACGGCTGCAGGAAGTGCTGCTAATTGTACGGTAGTATCTGCGCTTGACCAACACATTTGTATATTACCACCAGCGGGTATATTTAAAGTAAAGTTACCACTAGTAAATATTTGTGAAAGTGTATTAGTTAGTTCTAAGTCTTGACGCGAGCCAGCAACATCCACACCATTCAATCGTAACCAAACACTCATTGAGCTTGTGCCGCCTGAAGTTTTGTTAACAATTAGTGTAAACATTTTTGTATAGGTTCCAGCATTAACTACAGTAAGTTGCGTTCCTGCTACAATACTAATACCATTTGCTGGACCAGTAGTAGTAAATGTGGCTATATTAATAGCATTTGCGACCGGATTAGTTTGAGTACCGTCTGCAAAAAATCCATAGTTTAGTAGTCCTGTGGATGCATTTAGTGTACCATCGACAATATTTACTCCAGTACCTGCTCGGACTAGGCCGTATTCTGTGTTTGATGCTAAAGGTGTTTTATAACTCATACTATGTTCCAAGCGTTATTACTGTATACAAATGTCAGCGACCCGAAATCGGCGTCAATTGTAGCACCTGCTTGTCCATCAATGTTTACAGTATTTACTATGGTAATAGGGTTTGTGCCGGCAGTACCCCTAACGTCTTTGATGACGAACACAGTTCCTGTAGGACCATTAGGTAGTGTGATTGTAAACTCTGCACTGGTAATTACGCCAATAAAGTAATCTGTTAAAAGTGCAGTATAATCAGCTTCAACAGTAATTACCGGAACCAGTCCAGGCGTACCAGGTGGTCCTTGTGGTCCAGGATCTCCTTGTGGACCTGGTGGGCCCGGAGGGCCAGGCGGTCCAATTACAGTACTGTTAATAAATAGATCACAATCATCTATATTAGGTAATATAGGTAGATACGGAGGCATAGGCCAACCAAACGGCATAAACTGCTGTTGTTGTTGTTGTTGCATAGCAACTCCTTATAAAAAAGGCCCCCACGACTTGTGGTCTTGGGGGCCTTAACTAAATATTAACGAATGTTAGTATTTGTATTTGTAGGTGTAGAAGTTTGTGTACCACTTCCTACGTTGATAGCGCTGTTGTCATTGCGAATGCTTTGACCTAAGCCCCAGATCATGCTAGCTAGCTGACCGTATTGTTGCTGTTGTTGCTGTTGTGTTTGCATCTGATTGATGTTATTAGTGTTAGTAACTTCAATACCGCGTCCTACAGTACCTGCGTACTCACGGCTACGTAGTTCAATAATAGCTGCGTTAGCATCAGCTAGTTGACGTTGTAGATTTAGTTCGTACTGCTGTGTGATCAGAGCACGAGTCTTTTCGCCGTCAGCACTAATATCACGTGATAACTCATAACGGTTTTCCATGATATTCTGGTTAATTGCAGCTTGACCTTGCATTAAGGCAACTGAATTAGTATTGATAACGTCTTTTAGGTTATCAGTACGCGCGGCTAGTGAGCTAGCTACGTTGTTTAACTGAGTTGTAATACCTAGTGTTTGTGTAGCTTGTGAAGCCTCCATTGTTGCTGTGCTAATAGCAACAGACTTATCAACAGCACCAATTGCTGCCATTAAATCCATATTAGCT